TGTTATAAACAAAACACCCATAGGACATACACCCTCTTCGTAACTTTCACATCTTCTCAACAACCCTTCTGCACTCATGGCACTTACATAATCTGTTTCAAATGTTTCTGCTAAACGTGTATTAACAAATGTCTTAATTAATGGTGCATCACCTTTTGCCTTATTAAATTCCATAACCATTTCCTTCCAACTAAACCAACCTAATGGACTATATAAACCATTAAGTCTAAAACCTGCTGTTATACCATCACCTTCTTTACTAGCCCTCCATTCACCCTGTCTTAGCATTTTTGTTTTATGACTTTCATCAAATAAACCATCACAATGTATGCATTTATATTGCACATTATTTATATCTTCTTTCTGTAACTGTTTCCATCTTAAATCCTGATATTCACCGCATATAGGACAAGGTACGTAAAATAATCTGCAATCAGATGCTAAATATTCTGATTCTATTCTTGAAAAATCTTTAATTGTAGGTGTAGATGTAA